AATGGATCAGTGGAAGCCATGCGTACTCTACGGATGTGGTGTTTGCTGTATCCGGGATGCACGCCGGGTGTTACTCCACCAAGAAGGCTTAATGTTCCACTTGGTTTAATTGTTGTTAAACGTACAGAGGTTGGCCATTCTTTATATGAAGACCAGAAAGTGTCGAAATCATAAAGCGCTTCGTAGGCAGGAGAGAGCCAGTCGAGTTTGTCTAGTGCTTGTGTCACGCCAGTAATTCCAAGCCCAAGACGCATATTCTTGTTGGTGATTTCATCTGATTCACGATCTAGGTATGGAAGGGCGGCAACAGCCTTTTGAATTTTGTAAAGAAGTTTTGAAATGTCGATCAATTCTTCTTGGCTTTCAATATTTGGCAACATTATTTCTGCAAGGTTGCATGATTCTCTGTTGGCAAGTCCAATTTCTGCACAAGGATTTGTTCCTTCTATCGTTTTATCTTCACGAACTTCAAAACGACGAGCATATTTTCTGGAAGCGTCTAGATTAAACAATCCATAAGGTTCACCATTTCCTTTGTATCCTTCCCAAAACACATCTGGAACACCTTCTATGTCGGAAGTTACAATGCTGTTATTTGACATAGCACGATGGTGGGGAACATTTCCTAGATCCCATCTTTTTGCATGCAGATAATCAATGTCGAAAGGACTGCCGAGTGCGATTTCTGCGCTTCTGCGAACATTTCCTGCAACAACGACTGAACCGATAATGTTGCAAATATCTAAGACTTCTACTGCGCGAAGATTTCGACCAATAGCCCCATTGAGAACAGCACAAATTTTAGTAATGCCCTCTATTAAAATACCCGGTCCAGATGCAGTTCCACCGAATGTCCGAATAGGTTCGCCTGCCGCTCTGATTAGTTGCGTGGAATAAGTAAATTCTGTCGGGTCATTCTCATCTCCTAAGTAAGTCTTTACTGCACGGAGAAGACATTCCGCCCAACCTTCTCTTTTGTCGGGAACAATATAGTCAGCATCAGTAACATCATGGTTGTCTACAGCACCTTGACGTACCACACCAAGACGAATTGGATTAAGAACAGAAAAGCCGACACCTCCACCAAGCATGAGTCGTTCAAACATCCATGAGAAGTCTTCTGGTTTTTGAATGTCAACAAACCAGCAATTACAGAGACTGTCGCCACCTAGTCGAAAGTTGTTGAGTGTTCCCAACTGCCAGAGCATACGTCCACCGGGCATACCTTTTAAGTTGAACATGTAATCGAACATGCGTTCGGCTTCGTCATCACTCAGTTCAGCACCTATTTCATTAGCCCCTTCCACAACGCGTTTGCAGGTTTGCCACCATTCTTCTGTTTGGTTGGTGTCTGCTAAGACCTCATCAAGAGTTAAGTCTATTTCGTTTACATTAATGAACTCATCTTCAAGTCCCATTTCGATCATGGCAGTCCAACGATGGTGGCCGTCAATTATATAGCCATCTTTACTGATGGGAATTTCTTCATCTAGGAGATTCCATAAGTTTTTTTCGGCAACCTGCATCATTTGGGCTACCTTTGAATCGGTTGTTTTTTTTCTGGGCTTCAATTCGGACACCCTTTTTCTTACTTTCGTAGGGGTGGGCCATTCAGCGTCAAGAATGCGTGCATACGTTCGTTTATATACGATGTATCCAAGTCCGTTAAAACCCCATGGTGGAGTTTTCGATTTGTACGAGTCTAAAAATTTTTCTGTTAATGACATATGATGCACCTCTGGCATACTGTGAGGTTTTTGAATAAGGACTCATAGTATGCCACTAAAAGTAAATACTAAAAGGGTTAAATCAGACCTAATTTTTGTGCCTCTGACCTGCTGATTCTCTTCCCTGCTGGTACTACTAGTACCTTCGCAAGATGTTCAGGGGTAATCCATCGTCTTTCAATGATATCTTCTTCAACCACTATTGTGTCCTCTTCTATATCTTCTTCAAAAACAATGGTGTGATCTTCAGCAGTGCAGTCTCCTGTGGGGTGTCCACAGATGATACAAGGTCCGAATTCGGCTTTTAAAAACTCGACTCCTTGTATAAAGGGTTCTTCAGATCTTCCAACCATTTATGAACATTACACTATAGATGTCTAATGTGGTGGGACGCGAAAAGGGTTACGATTTCTTTTGCATTGATCTAATCCCGTTGAGGATAGCAAAAAGCACCCAAGCGAAAAAGAACAGTCTTACGCTATGTATGTATCCGATACCGGGTCTAAATATTTCTAGATTAACCCAAGCCTCGTTAATGATTGAATTAAGACTCATAATAACAAAACCGCTAAAGAAACTAATTACGGATACTGATATTAATATTCCTAAGAAACTTAAAAAGTTATAAGATTTTGGAGTTTCTAGCGGGAGGTCATTTTGTGCTATGCGGTTAATAATGTTGTCAAATTCATTATCTTTGTCCATTGCTGTTCCTTTTGTTGACTATTTGCGATATGCGAGACTTAGATAAATCGAATTCATCCGCTAGTTGTGAAAGACTGTAGCCCTTTTTTCTGAATGCTAATATTAATCTATCGCGTGCTGGTCTTGAACTGTTCATTGAAATGAATACTACTAGACCTAGAACACCAACACAATGCGCTACACTTCTTCTTTAGTAGTCGTAATTATAGGAGAAAGTCATTATGCCTGTTCCTGATGAATCCGATGACACCGAAGGCGGTCGTCGTCGTCGTCGTCGTCCAAGAGTTGTAGACAGAGTTGCCCGTGGCGCTTCTCGTGCTGCTCGGCGCATTGCAGAGCGTCTTTCTGGAAGGCGTTCCTAGACGGTCGTAGGGAGCAACTATGGCGTTAGTAACCGTTTCAGATCTTAAAAAATACATGGATATTACGTTTTCCAATACACAGGAAGACGCGGCTCAATTTGTTTTAGATGGTTTGGAAGCAGATTTAGAACATTATATAGGGCGACCTATTACGGCTGCTTCTTTTTCGGAATCTCATGTAGCCGAAGCAAATTATACTGGCGCATCGCAATATAGTTTTTTCTATGATTACAACATAGATAGAACAGGTACGGCTGTACAGGATGTAACAAAGCCTCCATTTGTTCTTTATACACGTAGAGCGCCGGTTATTTCTGTAGCGTCTTTGACGGTTCAGGGGCAAACGGATTCTTCTGCGACAACACAAACAGTTGGCGAAGATTATGTGGTGCGAAGATATGGCGTTGACATGTTCAAGGTTCTTGATAATGACAAAATAGTTGTCAACTATACGGCTGGATTAAATGCCGAAGAGGACAATACGAAGGCTTTAAAACTTGTTGTGCTTAGAGCCGCGTCTCGGGAGGTTCAAAACCTCCATGACGATGTTGTGGGTATGAAGGATTTAACAACTAGAAATGTTGCTCCTATGATTACTGGATTTACCCAAGATGAAATGAACTCTGTTAAACGGTGGCGCCGCGTCAGGATTGCCTGATAATGGCTATATACAAAAGATTCATATCTATTCGTATTACTGGAGTCAGACAACTTCAGCGTTACATGTTGGGCGTGGGGCGTCGAAGTAGTAGTTTTAGTGCTCAGTTTCGTTGGGCTAGACGTGAACTTGCTCGGTGGAATGCAGACAATTTTTCAACATTAGGTTCTGCTTCTGGAAAAGCATGGAATGCTTTAGATAGAGAGTATCAGGCTTGGAAAATAATAAACTATGGCTCGTTGCCTACGATGGTGCGGACAGGCGATTTGTATAGAGATTTAGTTACTCTTCGTGGGGGTCCAAATCATGTGGGTCATAAAGAAGCATCGTTTGGGACGGATCTTGAATATGCAAAGTTTCATCAAATGGGTACAAGATTTATGCCAGCCCGTAAAATTGTATTTGAGCCTGTTGACTTTCAAGAAGAATTAGGTAATAGAATATTAGAACATTTGATATATGGACCTAAAGGTACACATATGTATAAAAAAGCAAAATCTATGATATTCCGTTCAAGATCCGCAACTGATTTGTTGAGGCCATAATGGTTGCACAAATGGAAGGAGCGGCACAGGCTAAGAAGTATGTAAGTGAATATCTTGCTGCTGATATCCCAACGCGTATTATTGATTATCGGAATACATTTTTAGTAGATGACACTGTTTTACCTAATCCAGTTAAATATTTAACATATGAACCATTGGTTTTAGATCATTGGCCGACAATCATAACTCTCGTGGAGGGAACTAGAAATATTGATCGATTTGATTACACAAGTGCTGGCGATCCGATATATGACGTGACTTATGGGATGCGAACATATGCTTGGGTTCGTGCTGTGGGTCCAGAAGCAGTGACAACAGCGAGAGATCATATGACTATGGTTATTCGTGAAGCATTATTAGATGGACCTGCGTTGCGTTTACCTGCGGCGTCTACGACAACACCAGTTGGGGTGAATAGTGAAATCAAAATTAACGAAGGAAGCATTACAGAAGAATTTTCTGAATTAACAACATTAAAAGGTGAAAGGTTTTTAGCGGCATCTTTTTTGGGGTACGAGTTGAATCTTTATGAGATTGTTTCTCGAACTAATAAAGGAACATTGACTTCACCTGTAGTAAATGAATCTTTGATAGAGAAAGTTCCTAATGCGCCAACACTGCTTTTAGGATCGCCTTCTGACACTAAAGCCGCTTTAACGTGGCGTGCACCTTCTTGGGATGGCGGTGGGATATATGCAATTTCAAGTTATACGATTCAGTACTCTGATGATAAAGGGGTGACTTGGACCACGGTTATTGCTGATACGGGGTCTACAACTCCTGCTTACACTGTGCCTAGTTTGACAAACGGAAAAACGTATCAATTTAGAGTGGCTGCTAAAAATGCTGAAGGAACAGGTGCTTATTCTTCTGCTTCATTAAACATAATACCTTCAGCCTAGAACATACTTTCATCTGCTATATTCGAGTGAACATGCAACGAAACAAGTCGTATGGCATGTAAGATTTTTAAAGCAAGTCGTCTAGTAGCCAAGTGGAGGCGTACTAATGCCGGGAGTCGTAGTAAATACATCAGTCCGAACTGGACCTGTCACATCGGGAGATGTTGTTTCAGCGCAAGCATTTTTTGCTGGCACTACTTTAAGAGGCAAGTCTTCAGAACCTGTTCTAGTTAGGAATCTAACAGAATACAAAAAGTATTTTGGTGGGTACGTTTCAGGAAATTTGTACAGTTATGCACAAACTTATTTTGAAGAAGGTGGAAGTCGTTTACACATTCAACGTGTAGTGGCTGACGACGCTGTAGCAGGTTCATTAACAAGAGCAGATTCAGGCGGTTCTACTGTTTGCACATTTACTGCCGCTGATGTTGGTGCTTGGGCAGCAGATTTAGATATTCAAATTATTGCAGGTAATGTTTCTGGTGTTCGGGTAAAAGTTTTGCTTGGTGACGTAGTTGTTCTTTTAACTAATGACCTTGCAACTCTTGATGAGTTGGTTTCAGCAGTTAACCTTGGTGTGCCACATCTTGTTACGGTTGCTAAGGAAAGCGGAGCATCGAATATGCCAGTGGCAGGATCTGCGGCTGCTCTTACAAGTGGAGCAGATGGAACGCTGGTTACAAATGCCAGTTCAACTGATAATTATATTGAGGCTCTTGCAAAAATACCTAAGGATTTAGGTCCGGGTGCAGTGGCTATTCCGGGCATAGCAACAGCGGCAGGTTATTGGCATGCGCTAATAGATCACGCCAAATTAAATGATCGTATTGCTCTTTGTTCGTTTACATCAGGGGCCACAGATGCAGGTGCTAAGACGGCAATAAGTGGTGCTTCACCAGCAATTTATACAGATACCGATTCTCATTATGCAGGATTCTATTATCCATGGGTGAAGATTCCCGATCCGGCAGCCGCAGGTTTAACAATGTCTACTGACTGTGTTGCATATGTTGCGGCGAAAAGGTCTAAGGCTGCTAACTCTGCTAAAGGTCCATGGCGAGTTGGTGCTGGTGTGGTTTCAGAGGCACAGTTTGTGACAGCATTGAGTGCTCCTAGCACAGTACAAATGGACAAGGCAACTAGCGACGAGTTGGATAATGCTCGCATTAATGCTTTGAGAGTTATCAATGGCAAGGTTCGAGTATATGGCGCACGGTCTGCTTCTTCCGATGAGAACAACTGGCGTTTCATTACTCACAGGGACACAATGAATCATATTGTTAACAAGTGCGAAAGTGCACTTGAGCGACATGTATTTCAAACAATTGATGGACGTGGGACTTTGTTCGCCAAGGTGTCTGCCTCTATCATTGCAATTCTGGATCCAATACGCACAGCGGGTGGTCTTTATGAGGCATACGACGCTGCTGGCAAAAAGATTGATTCAGGCTATTCAGTAACTGTAAACAACACTAATAATGCAGCGGCAGATTTGGCTACGGGTCAAGTAACGGCAGATGTTGCAGTTCGTGTATCAGCGG